GAACAACACCCGGTAAAGCCAGAAGAATCGGTATTTTCCGTTGCTCTTTTTGGCGCGGAAACCGATCGCCACTGGCGATGCCATGCCTTCGCTCTGGGAGATCACCACGCCGTTGTCGTCGAGGACTGCACCGACAAGATCGCCGGCCGCCGTTGCGCCGATGTCGTTGATCCCGAGCGTCAGCTTTCCGGTCTTGAACTCCTTTACGACTTCCGCTTCCGCATCGTCGGCGTACAGCGACGCTTCGTTGATTTCAACCTCCAAATCGGCAGAAATCGCCTTTGCCAGCTTGGTCGGCGTTCCGTACGTTTCATCCCCATTGGCGTCCTCCGTGATCTTGGCGTAATAGAGCCCATCCAACCCGATCGTAGCCATTCAGATTTCCTCCTGTTCATATGCTTTCGCCACGTCGATGGCGTAATGGTAATAGCCGGTATCGTCCTCGTGTTCGATATACCGGCGGTCCGTAATTGTAAAGCCGGTGGTCAGCAGCATCCGAACGAGCAGATCTTTCTTATCGATGTAACTGCCCTTCGTATACAGCGACAACCGCGCTTCCTCGATGTTCATGCCGGGCGCGTTGTCCGAAAACAGATCGAACCGCTCCGAAACCGGCGTCACCACGACATACTCGTCCGGCGCGGTCCCGGAGAAAACGCCGGTCTCCACGGGGAGGCCGGCGTTCTCCACAATCGTATTCAATTCCTGCAGCATGCTCATTTCAGCCCCAGCTCCGCTTTCAGCGCCGCCTGCATCGCCTCGATGCATGGTTTCCGGCTCGATCTGCGTGTTGGTTTCAGAATCGGTTTCGGCGGCTGGCCGTGCTTCCCGTATTCGAGGATGTTCGCAAGCTTAGCATTGCTGACTTCACGGTCCTCCGAAAAACCGACCTTCACGTCATAGTTACCCTCGTCGTTCAGCTTGACGGGTGACACGCCCAGTGCCGCCAGCAGCTTGCCGGTGGAACGCGAAGGGTACTTTGTGTCCCGTCCAATCGCCGAGCGGAGGTTTGTTTTCATCGTGTCAAAGACAACCTTTCCGCCGGCTTCGAGCGCTTTCGGAATCGCGGTATCCGTTTTCTCCGCAGCCTTTGCCAGCTGATCCATAAACTCGGTCGGCATTTTGATCGTTATCCTACCCACGAGCCGCCTCCATCTTCTTAGCCAGCACCTCGATGTACATCTTTCGCCCCTTTACGTCCTCGACCGACGTGATTTCATATCTCTCGCCGTCGCACAGGATCACATGCTCCGTCGTAACGGTCAGCCCGGGGATCACCCGAAACCGGAAGAGATCGGTCGCTTCGGAAAAGGCGGCACGGTTGACCCATTTCTGGGAGCCGTGCCGTCCTTCCCGATAGGCGTGGGGAGAGGCTATGATGTTGTCGGTTTTCGTTGCGAATCCGTCCGCGTCCTTTGTTACCGTTTCCTCTGCGATCGAGATGCGTACGTTCATCTTGCCAAAGCTCATATGCCGACCTTCCAGTCCCGGTCGAGCCGAAGCAGCGTATTCACCGCGTTCCAAACCTGCTGTCCGGCCTGCACGTTATCGGCGAAGAACCCGCCCGTGCTGCCATCCCGGCTCTCATAGAAATGGGAGGCGAGCATGATCACGGCCTGTTCGGTCGTTGCCGGCATGACCGCCGCTTCGTAGGTTCCGACGGTCAGGTGTTGATACCCTTCCGCGTAGGAAACCGCCGCATCGATGTACTGCTGCAGCAGTTCGTCGTCCTCAGTATGTTCGAGGATCAGGTTCGCCTTGACCTTCTCCAGCAGCGTACTCATATCGTTACTCGTCCGCCGCCATGATACCCGCGGCTTTCAGCGCCGCCAGTAACGTGTTGAAGTCGGCGACCAGCGCCGCAACGTCGGCCGCGGTACTTGCAGGCTGATTGGCGGCGATGCCGACGACGCCGGGGCTGCCTGCCGCAGCGGCGGGAAACCCCGTAACCGAGGCCCCCTCCTGAATCTCCAGCGTGCCGCCGATAATTAGTTTGTCGCCGCCCTGCTCCATGTAGTTTTTCGCGTTGTATTCCATGCCGTTTTCTCCTTACGCCTTCTGCTGCAGGACCTTAATCGCTTCCGGCAGGATGAGCTTGCCGTCCACGCGCTGCGTCGCCATGAAGCCGACCTGACCGGTGGTAGCGAACAGCTCGTTCAGCCGTTTGAAGGAACGGCCCTGACGATCGGCGATCCAGTAGTAGGAGAAATCGCCGAACGCAAGAGATTTGTTGCCCGCGGCAATCGTCGGCACATACGAAGACGTATACACCGGCCGATTCAGAATCGAATCCGGCGTACCGGCCGTCAGTGCGGGCTGCCAGAGATACTGACCCTGACCGTCCTTGAGCTTGCGGATCGCCTTTACCGTCGTATCGTTCATGACGAACACGGCCTTCTTCCGGTACGGCGATTTCAGGCTATAGAACAGATCGAGTACTTCGTCGACCGTTACCGCCGTCGTACCTGCCGCCGTGACGCCGACCTGCGCACCACCGGTCGCGTTGAAGATGCCGGTCGGCTTCCCGTCCGCATCGCCGATAAAGAACGCTTCCTCTTCCTTGTGACCGATCCTGCGCGCAAACTCCGTTGTGATATAGCTCTGCAGGTCGAATACGGAGTCGTTGAGCAGTTCGTCCGATACCTTGATGAAGGTTCCGAGCTTGAACGCACCGATCGAGGTCTGGCCGAACGCCTCGTCGCTTTCGGGTACGAGTTCCTCTTCATCCAACCAGGACGCGGAACCGTGCGTCGTTACGACGGGGATTTTGCGATCGCCGCTCGAGGTCTGGATGACCCTGGCGAGAGAGCGGAAGATGTTCTCTTCCTCGAGCGCGGCGACCAGCGTACGTTCGAATTCGTCCGGGACGAGATATCCGCCCTCGCTGTCGGTGCCGACCTGCAGCGCGTTGACCACATCATAATGCGGATTTTTCGAACGCATGACGTTCCAGAACGCCTTTTTATACGCTGCGGATGCGCGCCCGGTCTTGTCTTCTCCTGCCGGCTGCGCCGGTTTGTTCGTCAGCGGGTCGGCGGTGGGCTTGTTCAGTTCGGCGTCGATTTCCGCCTGACGTTCGAGCCGGTCGATCTCCTTACCGAGGCTGACGACGTCGGCTTCCATCTTTTCGTATGTCGCCACGTCCTCGGCGGACAGCAAGCCGTCCGTACCGCGCTTGGTATCGAGAAACGCTTTGGCCGCGTCCCACGCCTTGGCGCGCTTTTCGCGGAGTTCCTGAATACGGTTCATGTGATTTCCTCCTCATACTTTCAAAAGATTGAGCCGCTGCTCGAGCGGCTCTAACGGGTACTTCGGTTCGGGTTTCGGCAATTTGCTCAGCAGCGAGTTCGTCACCGCCCTGCGGCTGAACTGATAACTGTTGATCGGGATTTCATCCTCAGGCAGCGCCGCTTCGCGTGTCAGCACGCCATCGGCAAAGCCCAGCTCGATCGCCTTCTGCGCGTTCATCCACGTTTCAGCGTCCATGAGATGCGAGATCTTCGCCCGGGACAGTCCCGTTTTGAGTTCATACGCGTTGACGATACTTTCTTTCACCTCGTCCAGCATGGCGATCGCTTTCTGCATTTCCTCGCTGTCGCCGATGGCTACGGTCAGCGGATTATGGATCATTATTAGGCTCGTCGGGGCCATGAGCACTTCGGTACCCGCCATGGCAATAACCGACGCGGCGCTCGCCGCGATACCGTCGACTTTGATGGTAACGCTGCCTTTGTACTCCATTAGCATGGTGTAGATTTGGCTCGCTGCGACGCAATCGCCGCCCGGGCTATTGATCCAAACAACAACGTCACCCGTTCCGGCGTCCAGTTGCTTTTTGAACGCTTTCGGGGTGACGTCGTCGTCGAACCATGATTCCTCGGCGATCACGCCATCGAGGGTCAATGCGCGGGTGCCGTCTTCGTTTCGCACCCAGTTCCAGAATTGTCGTTTCAAGAAGAATCCTCCTTTTTCTGCTGGGCGCTCCCGAAAAGCCCTGCATCTTGAAGTTTTGTCATCGCGCCGTTAATGAGATACAGATCCCCGCCAAGTTCCGGCGAGATGCGGTCGAGATTTTCGAGTTCACGGATGTCGTTCGCGCTCATCCAGCCGTTTTGCCGCGCGATCGCGTAGCCACTCATGCGGGAGGCGTAATCGCCGCGGAGAAGACCGTCGACGTTGAACTTAATGAAGTACGCCGGCTTCTCACTTTCGGAAAGCAGTATCCGGCACATGCTCTGCTCCCAGCGCACGACCCAAGGATCGAGCGTGTATTTCACGAACTCGAGCGACTGCTGCTCGATGTTGCTGAACGACGATTTTTCAAGGTCTGCCAGCATGTGCGGCGGCACGCGAAAGATGCGTGCGATCTCGTTGATCTGGAATTTTCGTGTTTCAAGAAACTGCGCCTGCTCGGGCGAAATGCCGATGGGCGTATATTTCATGCCCTCTTCGAGCACGGCGATCTTATGCGCGTTACTGCTTCCCTGATACGCCGCATTCCAACTGTCGCGCACCCGCTGCGGGTCCTTGATCGTACCGGGGTGCTCCAACACGCCGGACGGGGCTGCGCCGTTGGCGAAAAACTTCGCACCGTATTCTTCTGTGGCCATGGCCAGGCCGATCGCGTTCTTCGCCATGGCGATCGGAGAATATCCGATCAGGCCGTCGAACCCGAGGCCGGGGATGTGAAGCACGTCCGAAGGCGGTAAGTAAACCCGTCTGTCGTTTCCGACCGCTTTCGCATCTTCCGCTCCGCGTTGGTACAAATAAAAAAGCCGGCCGCTTTGGTCACGGTCGACTGTCATTTTGTCCGGCATGAGCGGGTAAAGCGCGATCACCTCGCCCCTGCCGTTTCGGATCACCTGCGCGTAGGCGTTACCCCACAGGAGCAGGTGGCTCATGAGCGTTTCCCGAAACGCGAAGCTCGTCATCTCAGGGTTTGGCTCATCGTGCAGCAGCCGGTAGAGTGGATGCTTCAGTGCTCTCTCTTTACCGCCGCTATCGTTGTAGCGATAGACATTCAGCGGCAGCCCGGCCACGGCTTCCGACAGAATCCGCACACAGGAGTACACCGCCGTCATCTGCATGGCGGTTGTTTCGTTCACCGGCTTCCCGCTCGACGTGCCACCGAAGAAGAAACTGTAGAAGCTGCTGCTCAAGTAATTCTTCGGCTTGTCGCGGGAATGGAAGATCGAATTCAGAAGTCCCATGCATGTACCTCATTTGACTTTGTATCGTTATGTTGATAAAATATGCATATCAAAAGCAGGAGGTGATCACGATGGCTGTGATCCGTCCCAGTTCCGATCTGCGCAACCGGTATGGAGAAATCTCCGAGTT